TACACAAACTATTTTACAGTCTCACTAGTTTAATTACTTATCTTCATTTGCACCAAAAATATCCAAAAATTGTAAAAACAAGTTAACAAAATCAAGATATAATTGCAAAGCACCTAAAACTGCAAGCCCATTAGTTGAAAGATCATCACCATATTGTAAATAAATATCTTTCATTCTTTGTGCATCCCACGCAGTTAAAATAGTAAATATAATCACAGCAATAATCGAAAAAACGTAGTCAATGATTGGATTATGTAAAAACAAATTAGCTAACATGGCTACAATCAACCCAAATTAAGATACTATAATCATAGGTCATCATAGACAGTAAGCACGCATTTTTTATTTGTTGAATCATCATAAATCAAAAATAGTAATAAGCTTTTTTCCGTAAATTTTCCGCAAATTACGTAAAAACAGAAATGGGAAGAACCAACTCGGTTCCTCCCTTTTTCTGTATTCGCAATGAATAGTCGTGCAGTAATATAAATATATTATACCACAAGAAAAAAAGCCCCACGAAATTAACCGTGGAGCAAACATCAATATAAATCAAAAGGTTCAAAATTTGATGTTATCTCAGAAGAGATGTTAAAAATTATATCATGAGTAAAATAAAAAAGCCACCCTGGGATTTCTCCCAAGGTGGCTTTCTTGATAGATTTAGAGGAGTATTTCACCCCTCTTCTTTTATATTTCAATAGGCAATTTGATTATAACACTTTTCTAGGATCTTTTTTACCAGTAGCATGTTCCATACCCTCAGTGGTAACAACCCATTGCTTTCCAAACTTACGCACTGTTCCTTCTGGAAACTTTTGAGGTGACTGACTAATGGTCTTTCTAACATAGCTCTCTGATACGCCCCAGATTCTTGCTGCTTCTTTTGCTTCCATAATATCTGGACTATTTAAGTTAATCACTAGAATGCACTTCCTATCATTTTAATTAGTAATCCTAATAGAATAGCAACTACACTCCAAGCTAAATAACGATGCATTTTTTGTTTGTGTGTCATGGTATAATTAGATATGTCAAAGAGAGGAGCCTCTCGGATTCCCTCTTTAAAGCTTACTTGTGTTTGACAAGTGTTAGAACTATTCGCCCTAGTTGTTTGATAAGTTCGTAGGCTGGATAGCTCCAAGCTCCGATCATCGCATACTTAGCGATCTTTTCGGAAGTCTCATCACGAGTGGGCTTTTTCTTTTTGCCTTTTTTCTTTGACATATCTTTACCTCCTTTCACTTATTATAATATCACGATATCGGGATAAATGCAATAAAAAAATAAAATTAACTAAAATATATTTATTTTGAACATAAAAAAAGCTCTTGTGACAGCAGATCAGCAAGAGCCAAGCACCGACTAGACGGCTAGACACATGCCCAAAGTAACCAGCTTTGGGGCTTTAAACGAAAGTGTATCCTTTCATGTCCATAACAGCTTTTATGGCTACTACTTTTTCAAGTATTTTAGCCACTGTAATTGCTTCATGGATTATTAAAAAGTTCATGAAGTAAAACCAGGAGAGCAAGCGGATAATACCACTACTCTTTTTATTATACCATAACACAAAAAAGAGCCGCTCCAGGAAAAATCTCCCAGAGCGGCTCTTGCGGCATTTGGAGTGTTCTTCACACTCCTTTTTATATTTCAATCATTATTACTATAGCACGATGTAGGCACGATTGCCTGTGACGTAGACGGTCTTGCCATTGTGCTTTTCTTTGATACGTAGGAATCTGCCGACACGCCCTTGAATCTCAACTTTTGAGTTAAGTTCCAAGCCGTAGACTTTCCCAGCGTCTGCCTTTGGTGCATCTAAGGCGTGAGTATGTGGCATCACGATCTTGGCAACGCCATGTTTGGCATCGTTGTATGCGATCGGGTTAGTCTTGACATAGACGGCACGACCATCGAAGTATTGGTTCTTGCCAACCTTGACAGCGCCGTTTTCAAAGCCTAGCACCTGCCAGACAGAACCACAAGGTTTTAGCTTGTCACTTTCACGCTTGTCTAGCTTTGAGCTGGTATAAACATATGCACCTTTTGAGTTGCTTACTACGGCAACAGCGCCAATATTCCACTTGACTACGGGATGCTGAGAGGGCGATTCTACGGTCTTGTTTACCTTTTTTGGTGATTGATTACCCGAACTGATCTTTAAATCGACTAGGGTAATATTGCCATCAACGCCAAGACCACGGTAGTTATCAGTAAACTGCCAGATTGCTACGCCGTCCATAGATGGGAAATAGTTAAAATCAGCTGAATCTTGACGACCCATGACCTTATATGAGGCTACCCAGAGACAAGTTCCGAATGATTTAACAATTCGGCTGGTGCTCAAATGATTTCGTAAATTGAAAGCACCTGAATAGACAAGTGGCTTGTATCCTGCTTCTTTGATTACCTGCATTGCGGCAAGAACAGCATCGGTGTTGGCACTAGCACCGCCATTGACTGAATTGCCAGAACCTTCTTCCCAGTCGTCAGCGATGTAGCTACCAGCTGGGACTCCGTAAGCCTTAGCCTTTTCAACGGCATACTTAGCTTCTGCCCGTGCTCGTGTGACCGAGCCGGAATGGTTGGCATAGAAATAGCCCATGGTTAGCAAGCCATGAGCCTTTGCAGATTTAATTTGCGCTTTTGCTTTCGGGTTGATGTATCCAGTACCTTGCGTAAGCTTTACGATAGCAAATTTCGCACCCGTGTAGCTAACGTTTTCTTTCTGGAAGCTGGCTACGTCCACACCATAGCTTTTCTTTGATACGATTGAGCTTGACATCTTTTTCACCGCCTTTCGTTTGGTTTTCAAACGATTTGTCAAACGATTCAAAAACGTACTCGTTATACGTCTTAGTTCTTGTCATCATTGTCGTCACCTGATACAAAGCCAATTGGTTGGGCGTTGGTATCTTGTGTATCCTCTTGTTTGGCTTGGTCCGCTGTCATTTGGTCATAAGCATGTTGGACAGCACCCTTGGCGACTGTTTCGGTCACTGGCTTGTTTTCTTGCTTGGCTTGATCAAGTAAGGCTTGTACAGCCTTGACCTTCTTTTCGGCACCAGAAATATCCAGCGTTGCGGCTTCGCTTACGACAAACTTAGCAATCTCATCAATGGTCATTACTTGCTTTGGAAGTGGTTTAGCCGACTTTTTGGCAAAGTATTCGATACTAGTAGAGATACCGATACAGATAGCCACGATAGCCAAAACAACTATTTGTGTGTAAGCAGTTAATTCAGTGAGATTCATTATTGGGTCACCTTCTTAGTAGTAAGTACGCCGCTAGTGATGTCGCCCGTCTTAGCAGGGGTGTAGCCTACTGGCTTATCCTCTACCGCTGGCTTGGTTGCGTCTGGGTCCTTGACCATGGTTTCGTCTTGGATACCTGACAAATAGCGCACCCACTTGGTAACTGCACCTTTGATGTCTTGTGGCACATCGTCCAAGGTTAAAACACCATCTTGCACAAGAGTGGTGTAGTCTAAAATTCTAGTGTTTGGTTTCATTTTCGGATAACTCCTTTCGCAATTTTTCGTTTTCCCTGCGTAATTCCTTATTTTCTTTAACTACAGCCTCATAGTCGTCTACTAAAAAGCTATGGCTGTCTTGTCTCGTATTTCTCTTATCACTTAGATATGAAGTAAACAACCCCAACAGGAATGGAGCTAGTACACTAAGTACGTCTTTAAGACCTTGCAAGTGTATCAGCTCCTTTCTCAGTCCTGTGGGTCATACTCATAAGCAATCTGCATAAGGTTAATGATTGCGTAGATCTCAAAAACAATAGCAGGGTGGAATCTGAAATAGCCGGCTCCAACGATGTGAAAGCTTTCCGCAACCAGCAGAACTGTCAAGAATGCTACTGACACGCCTAGACCAACTTTGATGATTAACTGTACCCGAATATCAAAAACACCGCACAAAATCAAAATTAGTCCTGCCATCAAGCCGATACTATCGACCCAGACGTTATTCCACGCAGGTGCTAGACTTGGTGGGTAAAAAAAGTAGGTTCGATCTATCAGAAAGCAGACCGCCAATGCCGAGATTAACAGCCCTGTTTTGATGAAATTCCAGCGACTAAGCTTGTGGTGCAGGTTGAGCTTGCGGTGCAACATAGTCTTCACCTGTGACTTTCTTGTAACCTGCTGCGTCCAATAAGCCTTGTTGAACTAAGCCTTGAAAGTAAGGCTTTTGGAAAAGCCCCATTTGATAGTCAAGTACCCACATTTGTAAAAATAAAGCGTTTAAATCAGTCATAATTAGTTACCTCCGTTTTCTTGCTTGTTAGTGTTTTCTGCTGGCTTAGTGTCACTGGTTGGTGTAGCAGTCTTAGCTTGATCTGCTTGCATGCCAACCAGAATTTGTTGCATTGAAGCCATAACCTTGTTGGCTTGTTCTTGCCCTTCTGCGACCTTTTGCAAGCCTTGGGTCAATGCTAAGGATTGTTGTGTTTGGACTTGTTGGCTTTGTTGCATGGCCTTCATTGCTTGGTCAAACTTATCGTTGGCTTGGTCAAGTGCGGCGTTCTTCTTATCAAGTTCTGCGCTCTTCTTATCCAATTCTTCAATCTTTTGTGTAGCTTCTTGCAAGATTGCGGCTTGACCGTCCTTGGAGTTTTCTACCCAGCCATTAACCTTCAAGTCCCAGACAGGATCTTTTAAGCTGTCGTCTGGCTTTTCAATGTGCCAGTGCCATGGAAGTTCTGGCAACTCATAAGGCAACGTAATTACTACGTGATGCATTTCTGCGTTGACAGAGTCAGGATCACTAAAGTAATAGGTAAACCCCTTGTTTTCTTGTGTAGCGTTTTCTTCTGCGCCCGCTACTGGTGCAACTTGTG